AAATTTATCCGATGCGTTCGGAGCGTGAAGTTTTTGAATTTGTTGGCCTTGAGTATAAGGAGCCGTGGCAACGTGCTTGATTTTTCTTCACCTATTTGGCCTGGATTCATGCCCCGCCGTTGGCAGCGCGACGCATTCGCGGCCGTGGCGAACTACTTCGCGGACTTTGAGCCTGATTCCGGCGTGATCTCCGCAATTATGGGCAGCGGAAAATCTGTTGTAATCTCCGAACTTGCCGCATCTTTACAACTGCCTGCCCAGAATTTTGTTATTGTCATTTCCACTTCCACGGAACTTTTGGTTGAACAACTCTTCGCGGACCTTAAAGCCCGATGCGGACGGTCGCGGTCGGTTGGTGTTTGGTATGGTCGCCGCAAAATGCTTGGCGAAATTATCATTACTTGCTTGCCAAGCGTGGCGAACTTGACGAAGAAATTAAATGCCGCCGGCAAACGGTGTCTGTTGTGGATTGCCGATGAATGTCACAGGACGGAATCAGAAGGAATACTTGCGGCGCAAGCGCTGCTCGATCCAATCCACGGCTTGGGCTTCACCGCAACACCGTTCCGCTCGGATGATTCCGAAACGTTGCGGCTATTTCGCACAATGATTTATCGGTACGGCGTGGCTGAAGCGCAGCGTGATGGCGTGGTTGTTCCGTGGCGCATTGTTCACGCGGAACAGGCGACCGAATCCCTTGACCTTGAATGCGTGCGAATGATTGAGCACGCCAAAGGGCCGGGACTGGCAAACGCGGCCGACATTGCCGACGCCGAGGCGTTCGCCGAATTCCTCACCTTGCGAAATATTCCCGCCAAAGCGGTCCATTCGCGGTTGTCGCAAGCGGAAAAAAAATCCAACATCGAGGCGTTGCATGTTGGAAAAATACAGTGCTTGGTACATGTAAATATGCTGACCGAGGGCGCTAATTACCCGTGGCTGTGTTGGCTGTTGTTACGGCGACAAGTAGAAGCGCGCGTGCGTTTCGTGCAGGAAGTTGGCCGGTTGTTGCGGTCATGCGAAGGCAAAAAAGAAGCCGTGTATTATGACCCTCACGATTTGTTTGGAACGTTCAATCTGTCGTATGCGGAAGCGCTTGGCGAACCGCAAGAAAAACCGTGGTTGGAAATCGAGTTGCCCAAACCGGAAGAGATGTCCGAACGGCTGAAAGATGCCGATCCGCCGGTTGCGATGGCCTACATCGAGTCAATTACGCGGATGCTCACGGTTGCGGCCGACGCGTGCGGAATTCTTGGGACGCGAAAAGCCATTCAAAAGGCAGACCGCATCAAGCCCTCGACGGCCATTCAGCGGGCGGCGTTATCCCAAATGTCGCTGGTTGATCCGGTGATTCCCGCCGGTTGGAAAAGATGTCTTGCTGCCGTCACACAACGGCCAGACTCATTGAGATTTGGGTTTGCCTCGGATTTGATTTGCGTGTTGGTTGCGGTGAAAAAACATCGGCTGTGGCCGCCAATTGACGAGCACGGGCGCATTCGATCTATTCCGGTGCTGTCGGAACCGTGCGGCCAATTGCGCGTGGATTTTGCGAGGCTGTAAACGGAAAGGATGCGGGGGATGAGTGGTGAGCGAACGACGGAACTGCGATTTGTCCGAAGAGTTGTTGGCGTGCGGATTGACGGGCAAGAAAACATTGTCCAGATGGTTGAAGTTTTGGTTCTGCAGCAAAAGTGGATAGTCGGCGACGCGGTGGAATGGCATGATGTCCCAACAACAGAAGAGAGAAAGGATGGTGGGGGATGATTATACTAAAGAGCATTGTTGACAAAAAAGTCAAACATGGTTACGAGGGGGAAGTATTTTGCTTAGCCCCAAGCTTAGCCCCAAAAAAAGAGCTTTTGGCAAAGATATATTCTGATGACATACATTATCTCAGGAAGGATAAGTCTATGTTGGTAGAGTATTTTCGCAGCGTTATTTTTCACAACAGGACGGGGTATAAAGATATAACCAAACACGCCGAGACTTGTATTCTGGTTTTGAGAATTTTAGGTAGCAGGGATTTTCAAAGAGTCGCTTCAGCGAGATGCCTAAAAATGTTGTTGAAGAAAAAAATAATTAAATACAACTCAAAGAGTAAGGAATACGTTGAATTGAAAATTCCATTTCCGTCGGAACATGAAAAGGAGGCGGGGGATGAGCGATTTGGATTTAAAAATAAGGCCGTGCCCGGTTTGCGGTAAAAAACCAACGGTGTGGTTCACTGAAGCTGAAAAAGTCATGGTATCGTGTGGTGATTGCGACGTTAGTCCCGGCGTAAGTGGAGACACGATAAAAATTGCCGTGAAAAAGTGGAACACACGGAAAGGAAACTAACCTTGGAACTTTCAGAACTTAAACAATCCCGCGAATTTCTCGCCGCCGTCTTGGGTGTTGAAAAACGAACGCTCCAGCCGGGGCGGGGCGGAAATAGGAAAGGAGGCGGGGGATGAGTGATGCGATGCTTGCCGTGCTGTACCAGAAGGCATTTGAGATCAAATACGAGTTTGATCATAAGAAAGACATTTCAGACTACCGCAAACAAGCGCTAGTTCTAATGTCTCAGTTGATTGGAGAGCTGATTGACATACGCACTGATCAAATTAGGAGAGGACACTAACTTGGAACTTTCAGAACTGAAACAATCACGCGAATTTCTCGCTGCCGTCCTTGGTGTTGAAATTTCCAAAAAATGCAAATGCCCGTTTCACGACGACGGGACAGAATCATTTTCTGTTTTCACCAAGGACCGGATTTGGTTTTGGAAGTGCCACGCCGGATGCGGTTCGGGCACGATCATTGATGCGGCAATGAAAAAATATCGCGTCAGTACGGCGAAGGAAGCCATATCGCGGCTTGGCGACGAATTGGGCCAATCATTCCAGCCAGACGTTGAACTTTGCGAAGTTGTGTTGGACACCGACAGAGCGGAAAAATTGATAGCCCAAGCGCACGCGAATTTACTCGACAGGTACGATCTGCAAGAGGAATATCTTTTCGGAAGGCGCGGAATACAAAACCTCGAAACAGCCAAACAATACAAATTGGGGTTTATGGAAAATCTGCGGCTTTCGGGAAAACGCTATACAATCCCGAAAACGTGGGTGCTGCCGATCACCAACGCGGAAAAAAAACTGGTCGCGGTGAAACTGCACACCGAAGGACGCTGGCAGTTCTACGCGGGCAAGGCTGGCCCAAAATGTATGTGGGCACCATTCGGCACACATCCGGCACACGAACCGAAGCACGGACTACAAACCCTGTGGCCTCCGCCGGAATCGTTCGCAGACTCGAAGGAAATATTCCTGTGCCCAGGCGAATTGAAAGCATTGGCCGAAATATCGTTTGGCTTCCCGGCAACCTCGATCACTGGTGGAGAAAGCGGAATCCCAGAGCGCGACGTTAAGCGGCTGAAGGCGTGTGGATTTGCCACTGTGCGGATTGTTTACGACGACGACGAGCCTAAGAAGCGGCCGTCCGGTGAGTGGGTATCACCAGGGCGCGAGTGGCTCGCCAAGGTGAGTGCGGCTGTATTAAAAGCAGGGATGACGCCAATCCCTTTTGCAGCAAGCGACCGAATCCCGATGCAATCCGCCGATCCGGTCGCGGAACGCCTGCAACCTTCAGAAATTTCGCTCGAATGTTTGCCCGCCGGCGACGTTGAAAATCTTGACGCGCTGTTATCTGATAAAAAAAGTCTTGTCGAAACACAAAAATATTCACTGGTCGAAGAATTGTGCAATCGGACTAAAAGCCAGTTTTGGTTTTCGCCGGCGCTTTCGTTTGAAGAATTGCGCCAAATTGTTTTGTGGGAAACAATCGCTGCCGAAAAGGGTTTTGCTTGAAACTCGATTCAAACGACGCTGGCGTGAAATTCGGCGCAGATGCTTACCGTGCCGCGACGCTAAAAAAAATGGCGGAAATACCCAGCGCCTTTGGCAGAACAATCAAGCCGATTGATCTGCTGAAAATGGATACTTCGGCCGATCCCAATTGTCTGCTTGGGAATCGCTGGATATGCCGCTGTGGGGCGTGTATCTGGACCGGGCCGAGCGGGAGCGGAAAATCTGCGTTGCTGATGCAAGCGGCGTCCCTGTGGGCGTGCGGCTTTGACTTCTTTGGCATTCGGCCGGCGCTCCCGCTGAAGTCACTGATCATTCAGGCGGAAAACGACGACATGGATTTAGCCGATGAATTCAAGGGCGTGGTGAACGGCCTGCGAATCGGCGACCACGTGGACCAGATAAACCAAAACATCACAATCTTGACAGTCGGAAATAAATACGGTCCGGAGTTCGTCAGTTTCCTGCGGTCCATCGCGTCCATGCTGCGGCCCGATCTGGTGTGGATTGACCCGCTGATGACTTTTCTCGGAGGGGGAATATCAGACGATAAAATTGTAACGCCGTTTATCCGGTCGGGACTTGATCCGGTTGCCAAAGAATTCGGCTTCGCTTACATGATTGCGCATCACATCCCCAAACCCCGCGTTGACGCAAAGCTATCAAACTGGACTACTTCTGATTATTCCTACGCGGGTATGGGCTCCAGCGAACTGACAAACTGGCCGCGTGCCGCCATGCACCTGAAACGTCTCGAAGACACCAAATACGAGTTGATGGCAACCAAGCGCGGCATTCGTGCGGGCCTGATGCTGCCGCCGATTACCGACGAATTCGGCAACGAACGCCAACAACCGCCGCAAACCGTTATCCCAATCGAGTGGGCGAAGGACCATATTTGCTGGCTGCATTCCCAAGGACAGACCGAAAATAAAATTGATTTAACCGATGAAGAATTCGCAGAAGTCTTGTCGTTTGAATGGGATACAAAGTCAAACGTCATTGAAAGAATGATGGAAAAGGGTTTCTCTAAATCCAAATCCAGAAGCATCCTTGAGAAGATAATGACCAGAAACGGACTACAGGGACGCGTATCTTCAGACGGTGAAAAGGTTTGCAGTACATTTATCTTTAAAATCGGCGAAGACCGAACGAGATCAAATTTGTTCAGAAAGTTGGTGGAAAAATGACGACTTCCACACAACGCCAAATAACACAACGCCGGTATATAGGATACGGCCACCGTCAAAAAACGGACGGTGCCCGGCTCCTGTATATACTTCGCGCGGCCATCGTCACCAAAACATCAAGACAGTCGTTAACGGGAATCCAAACGAACCGGACCACTGGCGCGACGCATCCTGTCGCGGCCGCGACGCCAGTTGTCGCGCAGCCAACGTCACCAAATGCAATCCTACGCGTTCAGACAAAGAAAACGGCAAATCACCCGTTGGAACAGAAATCGCGTCCCACGGTGCAGGGAATCGGCCTATTTCAGCCGCTTTTTGGTGCCTTTCGGCGGCGAATGGGTCCTTCCGGCGGTTTTTTCGTTCCGGGAC